ATTTTCAAAGTTAATAGTTTTATCTTTTTGAATACCGTCAAGACAAATTGGTAAAAATTGCAATGATTGTATTTTTTTACTAAGTTTAGTAGATATTCGTTTTTTATACTCTTGTTCGTCAGTGGTGGAATTTGTCAATCTCATATTATTTATATTTAAAAAACTAGTTATGGTTTGACTTTATTAAATATATTTTTAATCTTTACCTTTCTTATCTCACTTCTTAATGATTTCTCCAATATACTAGGATCTAATCCATGAAAACTATTTAAATCAGATGCCATTTCGACAGTCCAAGTAGACCTAAGTGGTCTAACTTCAGCTTTAACTTCAACAGAAGTCATGTTAAGATTAATTGAACTCATTACTTAATAGGAGTTTCAGGTTCTTTACCACTTGTAGGCTCAATTGGAAATTTACCACCTTTGCCTTTTTTCTTCTTGTCATTATCAACACCTTTCTCAAATTCAGAGTAAACATCAGGATAAACTTGACCTTCACCATCTTGGTCGTATTGAATATCAAAGAAATCACCAAAGTCCAAAAGACCCGCTCTACCAAGTTCAATCTCATGTAGTTTATTTAAGTACTTAGAAATGTAAGCATCGATATCATCAACAAATTTATTAAATAGTTTAACAGTATTCTCTGTGAATATACCAATTGGTTTCTTTCTTCTCTTATTGAATGATCCTAAAACAACTTTAAATATATACTCTAATTTTTCATCTTCTTGTATATAATCTTTAGTCAATTTATTTTTAATCAATTCAGTGTTAATTTTGAATTTATCTTTATCAAAAAACTCAGGTACAACAAAATCAAAGTCTAATAAATCTTGTTTAATTTCAGAAACATAAACATTGAATATTTTAGAGATAAGATAAATATAAACGTCATCTTTTTTATCTCCTTTAAGTTTAACATCTTCTAAATTTATTGATTGACAGAAGTTTAAGAAGTTAACAAGTATTAATGTATAAATCTCAACAAACTCTGTGTTATTTTCCTCACTTATTCTTTTATAAAGAGGATTTAATAATTCAAATGAAATATCTTTAGTTTTACTTCTTATTATTAACTTCTCAATATTCTTTTGGAAGTCATCATCCATTAAAAATGAATTATCAATTTTAGGATTTAAAACTTTATAGAAGAAATAGGCAAATGATCTTTCACCAAAGATATAATCTAAGTCTTCCTCACTTGTATGAATGAAATACTTAATAGCTTCTTTCATACTTTCAGTTAAATTACCTTGATAAATAACAGGAATAACATCAACATCTAATAGTCTAGAGTATTCATCTAACTCATCTATTAAAAATTCATATTTACCAGATTTATTGATACTACTAAGAACTAACTGATTTTTAGGAACTCTGTTATATTCTATGTTAGCTGGTTGATTGTCTGGAAAATATTCAAAACAAAACCACCATTTTCTATTCAATAAACTTTTAACTCTATCATCTAATGAATTTAGATAGTTAAGAGCTGGATTGTAATAGTTTTGCATCGCCAAATCAACTAAATTGATAGGATCACTAGAGATAGACTTAGGTCTTATTTCAAATTCTTTACCATTCCAATTAACCCAGATTTTACTACCCTGAACATCTTCATAAACAAAGATTTCATCATTGAAAAGATCATTTAAAATCTCTTCGTTATTCATGCCATTTAATGTAATTAACTTACTCATATTTGATTTCTGTTTTTTATCAAATTGTATATATAAAATTTAGTTATTCTGTATATAATCTAATATTGTATTAATATTTTCTAAAGAAAATCCGTGTAAAGGTGAACCACCCATTTTTAAATACTCATTGTAAAGGTTATTGTATTCATCTTCTGAATAAACACTACCATCCAATTCTGAATAAATAACGTTAGTATCAGAAGCATCTACTGTTTTGTTTTGTAAACGTGTCTCACCGTAAGCAGGACCAATTGGACCAACCAATTCAGTTCCAGATATTTCTTCATTCACAAATTTGTTAAACTTTTTAATCTTCATTTTTAACTGTTATTTTTTCAAAATACTCATCTTGTTCTTGTAATGAATACTCATCTTTTTTTGTATTGTAGATAATATTATATAAAAACTTATCATGTAGTTTATGAGTTTCATTTCCCTTCATAATAACTAAACTAGTTTCTTCTTCATTATCTTCATCAACAATATCAATTATTTGTAATCCTATTCTACCATTTCTATCATGTAAGTCACAAATAACTTTCTTATATCTTTCAATAAGTTCTTTTATTTTCTTAACAGTAACATTTTTAGACAAATACATAAGGTCTCTACCTTTTTCTTCATCTGTGGTCTCATTATACAAATTGAGAAAATCATTTTCTCTTTTTGTTAACTTACCTTTTTTTGATATTTTTTCTAGAATTCTATTCATTTCTATTTCTTTTAATGATTCACCTAAAATGTAATATTTAATCAGTCGTTTTATTTGCATTACTTGTCTTAATTGTCTTTTAATATATAGTATATATTCCAAGAAGGATTTACGTTTTTTATATATACTTTGGAAATAAAAGTTTTTTATGGATAAGATACTATTAAAAGCATTAGACAATTTATCAGTCGCTCTTGAAAAGATTTCAGAGGCGTTGCAGAAAAAAGGTGATGGGAAAGACCAATCAGCTACTGCTACTGCTTTACAAAGTGGAGATTTCTCAGATACATTAGCAGAAATTAACACCAGTGTTAAATCTATAAAAGTTGACACTCAGCAGATTCTAAAGAATCAAGAAACTATCATTCAGTTACAAAAGCAGAAAAGTAGTGATAAGAAAACTGAAGCTGTTGAAGACTCTGGTGATGATAAGAAAAAAGGTCAAATTAAAAAAGGTGTAACAGCTATTTTATTAATAGCAGTAGCGGTTTTAGCAATTGGTTTAGCATTTAAATTAGTTGGTAAAATAGACTTCTTATCAGTAGTTGGATTATCAATTGCGATAGTTTTAGTAGCAATAGCATTTGAAAGAGTAGCTAAATTAGACTTAACTCCTAAAAAGGCAGCGTTTGCCTCATTAGCAATGGTTATAATGTCAGTCGGTGTAATGATATCATCTTTCTTTTTATCAAAAGTATCACCTATATCAATAAAACAATTCTTAACAGCTGCTGCAATAGCTGGATTATTCTATTTTGTCGGACCAACAATGGCAACTATGATCAATGCTCTTGAAAATGAGACAACAGTTGAAGCAGAAGGAATGGGTAAAGTAAAAACTAAAAAATTAAGTTTTGGTAAATTAATAGCAACTGCTATATTCTTACCTATACTAATGGCAACTATGGCATTAGGTATAATGATAGCATCAAGAATATTATCGGGAGTTAAACCAATGTCAATGGGTCAGATAATAACTTCTTTATTAATAGCAGGAATGTTTATGATGGTTGCTAGTGGAATCAAAGGTTTAATACACGCACTAACAGAAGAAACCGAAGTAAAAGCCAAAGGATTTGGTGGAAAACAAAAAGGATTAAATATGGGTAAACTTTTACAAGTGGCTCTTATCTTACCTCTTATAATGTTAAGTATCTCAGTTGGTATTTGGTTATCATCTATGATATTAAGTAAGGTTCAACCTATTGGATTTATGCAAGCTTTATCAGCGATAGCAATTGCGGCGATATTCTCAGTAGCGGCTTTTGGTATTAGTAAGTTAATTAAAGTCTTAGGTGAAATACCTTTACCAATGGCTATATTTGCGGCGATAGCTCTTCCATTAATACTTCCAGCAATGGCTTTATCAATAACTTTATCTTCTTATATATTTTCTAAAATTAAACCAATTGGATTCATGCAATTCCTAACAGCAATTGCAATTGCTGCGGTATTTGTAATAGTTTCTTTTGGAATGAAACAAATAGTTAGTTCAATATCAACTATGAAATGGGGTGATGTTCCTAAAATACCAGTATTCTTCACATTAGTATCATTAGCTATTGCAACATCAGCATGGATATTTAATAAATTTAAAAAAGAAATAGATGGATTAGGATTCTTAACAATACTTAAAGTTTTATTCTTAGGGGTGGCAATTGGATTAATAGCACTTGTTGTTGGATTCGCATTAAGAATAATGGGAACATTAAAATGGGGTGATGTTATAAAAGTTCCGGTGTTCTTCGCATTAATGGCAGCTGCCATCGCAGGAGCGGCTTGGATATTCTCTAAATTTCAAAAAAATATAGACGGATTAGGATTCTTAACAATACTTAAAATATTAATACTTGGAGTTGCTTTAGGAATAGTAGCGGCAGTTATTGGTATTGTAATGAGAATTTTCAAACTCATAGGACTTGGAGTAACAGATGCTGTAAAAGGAGGTTTAATAATTGTAATCATAGCGGCTGTAGTTGCAATATCATCACTCATACTATCCAAAGGAAGTTATAAAAAATATCCATCCTTAAAATGGTCACTTGGAGTGGCTGCAGCTTTAGGAGTATTTGGTGTTGCTGCTTTACTTTTAGGAACACAAGCACTTAATCCATTCTTTTATGCAGGACTAGGTATAATAATGTTAGTGGCCGCAACTATAATAGCAACATCTCATATATTAGCAGCTGGTAAATACACTAAATATCCGACTCTTAAATGGAATCTAGGAGTGTCAGCGGCATTAGCATCATTTGGAATAGCAGCTATACTATTAGGATTTAATGCAATTAATCCATTCTTCTACGCAGGATTAGGAATAATAGTATTAGTGGCGGAAACAATTCTTGATGTCTCTAAGATTTTAGCAAAAGGTAAATATAATTTACCGGGATTAGCGACTTGGACAGCATCTGTTGTACTATTATACACATTATTTACTCCACTTATTATACTATTAGGTGCAGTAGGAGCGATGGGAGCAGTAGTTGAATTCTTTGGAGGATCTAATCCATTTGACGAAGGTCGTAAAATGTTGAAACAAATAGCATGGTCCATAGTTGATGTTTCAAATATACTACAAAAAGGTAACTATAAACAAGGTCCAACGAAAGAGTGGGCGACCGGTATATCAATTGCATTAGGTGCATTTGCACCGGTTTATAAAATGTTAGTTGACAATGCACCAGGACTTTTTGGCGGAGGAGGCGGAGTCGGACCAGATGATTTTGCAAAAGCAATAAAAACAGTATCTCATGGTATTATAGCAGCGGCTTGGTATTTCTCCAAAAATAAAGCGGCTTTCGTAAATGGACCACCTGAAAAGTGGGCCAAAGGCGTTGGACTAGCAATTGGAGCTTTTGCACCGGTTTATAAAATGTTAGTTGACTTCCCATTCAGTGGCGGTCATAAAATGAAAAGAGCTATTGTTCTAATTGCGGAGGGTGTTGTCGCAGCAGCTGGTGTTTTTGAGAAAGGAAAGGCTAAATTTGAAGAAGGTAAATATCCGTCAAAAAAATGGGGCAAAGGAGTAGGTGCTGCATTAAAAGCATTCGCTCCAGTATTTGAGGCTTTATCAGGTAGAAGTTGGTATGAAAGTGGTGACGATGTTATAGATAATATGAAATATGGTATTGTTACTATCGCAAAAGCATTAGTATTAGCAGCAAAAGAATTTATAAAAGTAAAACCAGAAGCTTGGAAATCACACCCAACATCTGAATGGGCAAGAGGTGTAGGTAAAGCGGTTATCGGATTTATGGACCTATTTGACACAATTGAAGAAAGAGGTTACACAACTACTTCATTTGCTTTGAACTCAATGATATTAAAAGTTGGTATTAGAGCGATGGCTGATGTGGCAAGAATTCTTTGGACAAATAAGAAATTCTTTACCGTTAAGTTAGATCCAAACTTTATAAAAAATATATCTAAGAATCTTTTAGGATTTGGAGCTTTAGCCTTAGCATTAGATAAGATGTTAGTAAGTGAAAAAATGGTAACATCATCAAATAGTGGAGTCTTTGGAATTGGTGCTTCTAAATCCACAAAAACTGTAAGAGAAAGAAGAGATTTAAGTTTAGTTAAAGACCTTACTATACAATTAATAAGTGTTGCTCAAATATTGTGGAAAAATAAAAAGTTTTTTGAGTTTAGTTTAGATCAAAATTGGGTTAAAAATTTATCAAAAAATTTACTTGGTTATGCGAAGTTACTAAAACAATTAGACACGGGTAGTGGTTTAAAAAATGTTCTAATGGCTGGTCTAACTGCTATAAATCCAATAGCTGGGTTAGCATCAGTACTTATAGAATCTAATAGTGATGATGCTGTTACTAAAGCGGCTAAAAAGTTAGTAAATGTTGCTAAAATAATTCACTCTGGTAGAAAAGCATTTGAAACAAAGATAGATCCAAACTACATGAAGAATGTAGGTAAGAACATATTAGATTTCAATCAAGTTATTAAGAAACTAGCTGAGGCGGAAAAAGGTACAAGTTTCTTTGGAAGAATAGGCCAAGGAATTGAGGGTATGTTAGGAACAGATCCAATATCTCAAATAGTTAGAAAAATGGTAACATTAGCAAAAGGATATGATGCTCTAGCAAGTTCTTTAATGAAATTAGGATTTGCAATGAGAACTCTCAATGTTAAAAATATGAGAGATTTGGGAGTAATGACTAGAGATTTAGCAGAAGGAAAAATGCCTAAAAAGGGTGGAGCGCCTAGTCAAACTCAAATGCAGATGCCGGCACCATCCAAAATGGCAAGTGTTGGTGATAGAGCATCGGATAAAAAATTAAATCCTAACAAATATTTAACTGCGGATCAAGCTAAGAGAAATCACCTGTATTACTTATCAAAACAAATGGATATGATGATTGATGGTCTAGGAGCAGGTAAAGGTGATCCAAATGCTCCTAACCCAGTAGTTGAAAAATTAGACGAAATACTAAGATTATTAAAAGATGCTGAACTTGATGAAAAGAAATAAACAAATAAGTAAACTTTTTATATAATATAAATATGAAAACATCATTTTTAAAAAAATTAAAACTGTTTCTTTCTTATAGAAAGATTATCAAATCCAATAAATCAGAGATTTTACAAAAATTTGGTTTTAGAATCGATAATGCTAATAGATTATATACTGTCTTAAATGTACCTGAAGAATTAGTTGGAGAAGCCTACTCACTTAAAAAATCAGATATAGATACTATATCACAAAACTTTATTAGAGAGTTTGCAAAAGAAACATCAACGTTTTTAAACACCAAAGGATTAAATGAGTTATTTGATATTTACGAAGTTAAAAAGGTGGATAAATATTCATATTTAATTGTAATTGGATTCTCTTTATTTAAAAGTAATAAATTCTATAATCGATTGTATTATGTATTTATACCAACTACTGTAATATTAGGTACTATTTTAACATTTTTGTTAGTTTAACACTAAACATTTTCACTTAATTTTCTTATAATAAAAAACAAATAAATAATAATATATGGATAATTTCTACGAATTGTCAGAGGATACAATAGCAACATTCTTTGAAGTATTTAACAAAAAAGCTTTTCCAGTTTCTATCAAATTTCAATTTGAGGGAGATGAGAAACAAAAGGAACTGATTAAAGTATCAGTAATTCCACCAAAATTCGCATTTCTTTTAGAAAAAGAAATATTAGTATCTATCAATGAAGATTTAATGATGGTGTTTGACGAAGAGTCAACAACAATTTTAATTGAACAAGAAATTGATAAGATTAATATCAACATTGAAACAGGTAAAATTAAATTAGGTAAAACTGATTTGAATACTTTCTCATCAATTGTTAACAAATATGGTGTGGAAAAAGTAGCGAGAGCTAATAAAGTTGAAGAACTTTATCAAGAACAAAAGAAAGATGCGAAAACTGACGAAGAATTCATAGCATAATAAAAAATAATAATATAAAAATGGAAAAAATAGAAACAAATGTAATCAAACCAGAAGTTAGCTTTGTGGAAAATGATAAACAATACCTTTTGATCAACAAAGAAGTTGAAAATACATTAGACGATAAGTTAACCTCAATTAAAGAGTATATATTTACAAACTCTGGAAAAGGTAAATCAAATAAAGAAAAAGATGAACTTTATCAAAATGCTCAATCTTTATGGAAAGAATATATCAATGAGTTAAAAGAAGCTAAATACAACTTCCAACTTAATAGACCACAACATAAATTCTTAACAGAATTGGTTTTAACTAAATTAGAATATGATGTAAATAGTGTATTCTTTGCAATTGAATTGAAAGATTTATTCGAAACTATGAAAGAAGGTAAATACACAAATGATGAAGATTTGATTTCTTTTCCAGTTAACGCAACTGAAATCACATATATTTATCACTTAATTTCTAAACATACAATTAAAGGATTGGTGAAAGATTCTTATCTTTTCGCAGAAGTTCTAATGAAGATTGGTGCTATCAGCAAAATATTCAACTACTATGATACAACTGGTAAAAATTTATCAGCTGATGTTCAAGACTGGGTATTAACATTTGAAGATGGTGTAACAATGGAAAATAGACAACCTGAAACTGTTCAAGGTGAAGTTCTTTAATTAATAAACTAAACTTAAAAACCTCAGAATATTCTGAGGTTTTTTTACGCTTAATAAACTGGAACTATTGCTTGGAAAGGTCCGATTGGATCAATATAAGAATACTCATCGGTTAAGTCTTTAAGTCCTTTTATTAAATAACTCTTCTTATCAGTATATGTTTGACCATAACTATTATCAGAACTAACTTCAATAACTATAAATGGATCTAAATTTGAGTCTATTGTAAAGTTATAAGGTAACAAATCATCACCAGACCTAAATTCAGTTATTGTTTGAACCGGCTCTAAATCTATCTTTCTCCATTCTGTTACATTTAACCAATTTAATGTATCATTATTTGGAGTACTAGAAGTCGCCGTTCCTAATCCACTATAAACATAGAAATCTTTATTATACTCAGCAACATTAGACACTTGATAAGGTATATTAGCGGACCATGTACTAATATTCTCATACTTTCTAGGATTTTTTACTCTATTATTATCAATAACAGATTCATATAAATTATTAAAATAAAGAACTTTATCACCCATGTTATATGTTGTAAATGGCACCCACTCTTTATATGTTTTATATGTTCTTATTTTAATATTAAAGTAATCAGGTGGTGTTAAATTAGAGTCATTATAAGGTTTTGGATTATCAACATATAATTCGACAGGTAAACTACTATTTGGTATTATACTATAGAAGTCTAATACACAATTATAAACGGTAGATCCACTATTAACTGGATAAAGATATGTTTCATTCATTTTAAATGTAACTGGAGTCATTTCTTCTCTCATATTAAATATCTTAATATCATATAAATTATGTTGTATTTGTGTAGCACTCTTTAAGAACGTTCTTCCAGTTATGTCTAATATTTTATGAGTTAGTGGAACTATATTCTTTTTTAACCAAAACTTCAATCCTTGTAATTTTATTATAATTTCATCTAAACTATAATTAAGTATATAATTACCATCCATATCTGTTATAAAATAAGTTAAGTTAAATAAATTAGTTTCTTCAAAATTATTATTTGGCAAATCTTTTTTAAGAAAGTCATTTTCATTCCATCCTTTAATAGTATTGTCAAATATATCCGGAATTTCAACTTTAAATAGTTTACCAAATTCTCTAGAAGAAGCATCAATATTTCTATAATACTCATTTAACTGCAAATCATTATAACCAAAGTAGTTTATAGCATTTATTAGTGATTTATAAGAACCTATATAAGAAAATATAACATCTTTATTCATTAACATTTCTTTTCTTTTCTTATTCAAGAAAATCCAGTCAATACCACCTTCATTGATATCATACTCTTTAAAAATAAATATCTCATCAGGGTTAATCAATTTACCGATATTTCCCAATTCGACTTTAAATCTAATATCCTCTTCTTCTGTCTGACCATAAGTTATAAATCTTCCTATTTCTCTGTCCTTAACTTTTATAGTAGTTTTTAAATATGTAGTATTACCAGTAGACGGATAGTTAGAAATAACAGTTGACTCAGTTTCCAATGTGTCATAAGAAACGTTAAAGAAATCAACAATTAAAACTTTAGTATAAACTTCTCTAATCTTAAGCACAATACCGTTATTCTCAGAAATATATTGGTTTTTAGAATTGGTATCATCTTTAATATAGATTACAATATGTTGACCAGGTTTGAGTCCTTTACCAGTAAATGTTTCCGAAGAGTTTGTGTTTATAGTTATTATACCTCTTTTATCATTATCATTAATTGTATTAAAATTTAAAGTTGTATTAATATCAGAAGTAATATCAAATTGAATTTCCTCACTTTTATAAAGTTGAAGAACAGATCTCAAGGCTCCTTCATCATTAGATTTAAATCCTAAGAATAATTCTAATGGTTCAGCTGCTGTTGATATATCAGTTTCATCATCAATATAACTTAAAGTAAAGTCAACTCTATCAAATATAGTTTGTTGGTATTCAGGATATGAAACCTTTGTTACATCTCTATTAGGTAACTTATTAAGTACAACGTTTGTTAATGGTTTTGGACCAGTATAAGCATAAGAACCCGTAGATGGTAATTGGTCACCTGAAAAGTCGTAAATAAAAAAATCAGGAACTTCATCAGATAACCATTTCCAGTAATACTTAACAGGAATCGAATCATTTTGGAAGTTTTCTCTTGGTCTTCTAAAATACTCTCTTGTTTTTAACCAAATATCATCTTTCGGTACATAATTAGGATCTAATGTACCATATAGATTATCAGTAACAAGAGATGATGTAGATGATATTAAATTTATAGATCCATTAAGAGTTACTAAAATCTCAACAACTGAATTTATTGATGGTTGTATAGCCCAAACTGACTTTCTTTCAGGATTATAAATTATCTTAGTAGCAATAGCCGATAACAAAGGTAATCCAGTAGGTTTAACAGTACCAGTAATTGAATCAAAAACTCTGATACCAGGAGATGTTAAATTTGTTCTATAAACATCACCATCAAACTGATTAACACTTAGATAACCATATTCACCAGATGTAAAAGTCTGAGGTGCAATATTGTTATTTAAATCCAATCTTGTAAAATTACCCGAAGAATCTGAAATATTCATTTGTCCTGAGATGTTATTATAAATAATATCCGAAAAACCAGCTGTTAATACAGATATTGATTGAGTAATACCATTATCTATCTTAAAAAGACTGGCCGATCCATAAACATAAATAGCTTCTTCAATTGGCTCATAGAATATAGAATGTGTCAATCCAGGTATACCGTATGTAGTTTGAATAGTTCTATTAGAGTTAACTCTAACAACAAAATCATCATCAGTTGTAATATACATATCACCTTCAAAATCGTTAAATACCATTTTACCAGTTCTAGTAGCACTAATAGGAAATCCAGTAGTAGATGAGTTAATAACATCACTAGGAACGGATGTTAAATTATTATAAGCAAATATATCAACCTTAGGAGATGTTTCATAAGAAATATAAACATCACCATTAACAGGGTTAATAGCCATATCACTAGCAGTAGCAGATAAACTCATACTACCAACTAAAACATTTATCATTGAGTCAACAACATAAATATTGTGTTTAGATAAGCAATAAACATAGTTATTAATTGTATTGAACTCCATTTCAATACTTTGTGTGTTACCTGGTAAATTAACCGTAGTAATATAATCGCCAAAGTAAGAATCGACAGCTATTAAATCATCACCATATATTAAAACAGAACTTGATAGTTGTATATATTTAATATCTACTAAATTACCAGAACCCGGATAAGAACTAAAGTCAAATCCATTTAAAGTATAACTATTTGGATTATATGTAACACTAAACATGACCGGATTAAATCCACCATAAGGCAAAGTATCAAACTCACCACCAAATCCAGTTGGTCCAATTGGACCAGAACAAGCTGTTTGACCAAATCCTGTATTAAAAGCTAAGGTTATAAATGCTGAAGAATTACAAATACTATCTGTTAATCCCCAGAAAGGACCTTGGTAGCTTAAATCCATAACTAATGGGTCTAAAAATTGAACAACATACTCTTGGTTAACATAAGGATAAAATGTATTATTTATAGCAAGTGCCATTCCAGTAGCAAATCCTTCTTCTTCAAAAGAAACACCAGATGTAGATGGAAGTAAAATTTGATTTGATGCAATTAAAGCACCATGATTACCCAAAATCTTATCAGTTATTGTGTAGTCATATATACCCGGTAGATTAATTTTACCAGAGTTAATAGTATATTCTAATCTTCTTTCTAAACTTGTAACATCAAACTTTAATAGATTGTTTATATTACTCACAATTATATCAAACGGCAGTAATGTCTCAGCATGTGAGTCTACCCAACTTTGTAAAGTACTTGGTATATTTGGAATAGCAGAAGCACCATAAACAGTAGATACTCCATAATCATTATTATTTATATTAATATTAAAATAAGGTCCTAAATCATTAAGTAGAACTCTTGAATGTTCAATATAAAAATAAGCGGTTGATCCAACCAAAACACTATTAAGTATCATAGGAACATTAGGATATTCAGAAATAAGTACAATAGAGTTATAGAATATAGAATTGTAATTACCAATGTATCTTATCTCAGCATTTATACCTAATGTATAAAGTTGAACATAATATCTTGTTAACCAGTTTCTAAGAGTTCTATCAATAGTTCTCTCCATATCTATAACAGATCCAGTATAAACAAAAGCGACCTCCTCATCATATACCATTCCATTTATAGTAACTTTGAATCCGTACTCATCTAAGTCAGTAAAAACAATATTATATCTAATATTCTCAGAATAATCATAGTTAAACTCATAGTTTAATATCTCTTCAACCTCAACCAATCTTTCGCGAGTTTCCAACATATTACCAATTGAATATGTTGATCCTAACTGAGTATGATAAAAATTAACCGTTGCATATTTACTCGGATAAACCAAATCCGCTTTTAATTGATTATCTTTATAATATAAATCAATATTAAAAACACTTAAATCATTTTGATACTTTTGAGCCACAGAAGCAAGTGTTATTGCATTAGATCCGGTCCAGCCAAAGTCAAAATAATATCTATCTGTTGTTAGATATACTTGACCAAATAATAAAGTTTCAGGTACAATTGCCTCATTAACTTTTATATGGTCAGGATTTCCCCAATATTCTGTATTATCAGGATTTATGTAAGAAATATTAATTGATCCACCATAACTTTGAGTATATCCCTTTACACATTGATATATTTTATTATTAAATAAAACATGAGATTGTGTTGCATGATATGTAGTGGTGGTGATATAATTAAAATCTGGAATACTAGCAACTGTGAAGAAGTTAGTATTATCTTGAGATCCAATTACTTTAAATTCAGTTCCAGACTTTAATATTCTAGGATATAAATTAGGATCAATATAAATTCTATTATTAGAAGTCATATCAATTCCACCTTCATATATTTTAGGAACATCGGTTCTTGTTATAACCTCCATTACAAGATTTGTGTTATTAGGAAGTGATGTTTTATTAACATAATACTCAAAATGAGTGGTATCTGTAACATCTATATCTTTAACTGTTAAAATACCATCATTTTTTTCGGTATTAACTATATTTAATTTTTTACCAACGTAATACTTATCATAGAAATTAGGTTCAGACCAAAGAGATAAATTATTAGAATAATCTGGTTTAATATAATTATAAACACCAACAGCATTAATACCAGAGATTGTAATATTAACAAAATTCTCACCATACTCATCTAAATAAATCTGATAATAAGATGTCTCAAATGTTGCATTATCCATTTGGGATAATATCATTATAGCTCCTTTTTTAGAACCAACAACAACATATGTCTGATTTAAGTTTATGAACTCTAAAATTATACTATTAAATTTAATTAATGTACCAAGTGGAAACTTAACATCAAAATCATCACCATAAACCCACTTTGTATAAAAATCAGGATCGTTATTAACAGGTTCTACTTTTGTCACACTTTGAGTATCATACTTAGCTGAATAAAAGTGAAGTCCATAATCGTTGAATAATTGAAATTTATCAGTTGTTAACTGACCTGGTAACTCATACTCAAATGAATCTATTTTTTCTAGTGTGTAAATTCCATACGTTTTATATGTATCATTAGAATTTTCATGGAAAAGTATATTTCCTTCAAATCTTTGATCAAATTGATTATAATTGAAATTTAGATAGTCTCCTTCTTTGTTAAAGAAATAAAGATTCTTTTCTGACATTTAGTTTAATTGGTTTTCATTATATATTAATTTTACATTTCTTAATACTCAAAATTAATATATAATCATTATGTCAAAGATAAATAATTACGAAGAATTCATAAATGAAGGGTTCTTTAGAAAGGTATTTGGTAAGAAAAAGAAATCTATGAATACAGTTAAGTCAAGAATTGATTTATGTGTTGATGAGATAGTTAAATTTCTAAGTGATAATAATATATATACTTGGGATAGATTTGGAAGTAGTACTAAGTTTGAAAGAGATACAGTTAATAAACTAATAGACCATCATGCAATGAATATGAAAGAGTTGGGAGAAATAAGATTTAGAATTAGATTAGAATTATCCGATAGAAGACAACTCTTAGATTACATTAAAGAGTTAGAACAAAATGAGGAGTATGAAAAATGCGCCAGAATAGTAAAAAAGATAAGTGAATAATATGAAAATCAAAAGATTTGAATCAAAAGAAGAAAAGGTAAAAGACCAAGAGGTTTTATTTACTGCTAAATCCTTAGAAAAAGATAAGGAAGAAAAACCATCATTCAAGACCGAAGTTGAGGATAATGAAAAAGTTCAGAAAGAATTCAAGAAGTCTATGGATAAAATTGAAAAATTTGAAAACTTCACAATCGAGATTGAAGTTAAAACTGAAGAGGAGGAATCTGAAGAAGAAATTCAAGAAGTTGGATGTGGCTGTTGTGATGACTGCAACGGAGAAGAAGGATGTGAATGTTGTGATGATTGTAATTGTGGAACAGAAGAAGTAAACCCTGAGTCAGATGTTAAAGTTATGAACATACAAGACTTTATAGGATCATTAAATAAATAATAACATATGGAAGTTGTAAAATTCACCGAATCTATTAACATATCAGAATCTCTTAAATATCATTTAGAGAATAACAAGCCTATTACTGAAAATATATTCAGACCAGGTTCAGAAGCTTTCTATGAAGTAATCAAAGAAGCTAGAGAACTATTTGACTTAGGTAGAGTTAATCTATGTGATGTTGATAAAGAATTATATGAGTCAACTGATATTGGTAAGTTTGGAATGTTCAACGGTGAGTTGGTTCCTTTAGATTTACCAATGGAATACATTGAGGAATTAAATGAAGCTGAATACCACGGTAAAGAAGTTAAGTTAAATCATCCAATGCGTGGTGGAACTAAAAAATACCACGTTTATGTGAAGAATCCAAAAACAGGTAAAGTTAAAAAGATAGCATTTGGTGATGTACACGGTGGATTAACTGCTAAAGTTAGTAATCCTAAGGCAAGAAAGTCATTTGCGGCTAGACACCAATGTCATTTGAAGAAAGATAAGACAAAAGCTGGGTACTGGAGTTGCAGACTCAATAAATTTGGTCACTTGTGGGGCGGAAAAACTTATCCGGGATTCTGGTAACTAATATAAAAATTAAACTATGAAACACTTAAAAACATATCAAATATTTGAATCTGAATTCTTTACAATCAGTGATGAGAGAAGAAAAAAACTAATTGATTATATAAATAGTAGTTTAGATGGCGCGGATATGGATTTTTCTTCTTGGATATATCAAAATATAATTCGAGGAAAAGAAGAACATACAGAACTTAATGATTTTATTCAAAAAGTATCTCCTAATTGGAAAAAAATACTCGATGAATACTTAGCTAAGTATAAAAGTGGAGTAATGAAAATTGGACAAGATGACCAAAATGAGTGGTTTGGTGTAAATTATAACTCAAGTCTTAAACAAAAAGAAGTAATAGGTGATCAAGAGATAACAAAAAACTTTTATGTAACATTTGAGAAAAGCGAAGACAACCTGAAAAGATGGTTCAATGGACTAGGAACTCTTATAAGTGACTTTTACAAAGCTTGCACAGAAGGTGAATTAAAAAACTCGGCAATTTCTTTCAAATGTGGATATGATGGTAAACATTTTATAGAAGACAATGACCATCTAAAGTTTTATTGGTATAAAGATGATGATAAAAATAAAGTATTAGAAGTATATAATAATTGGTTGAAGAAAACTGGTATACAAACTAAGAAAAGAGCTTATGATTTTGGAATAGACACTGCAAAAGGTAGAGATAAAAATAGCTTTGGTCTAATGGTTGCAACTAAGGTGAATAACCAGTTTCAAAAACTTAAATCACAGTATGGAAAAAAGTTTACATCTGAACAATATGCAGATTATATAATAGATATGTTAAACAAAACAAAGTTTAAAATATGACACTTCCTTTTCAAGAAACTAAATTAAGTGATAATGAATTTATCAGAGTGTTCAGTCAAGATACTGATTCTGGTGAGTTTATGTGGCACCGTGATAGAGAAGATAGAATAATCGAATCCATTGAAACCACAGACTGGAAAATACAAATAGATAACGAATTACCAAAGGTAATAGAAGGGAAAGTATTTATACCAATGGGTGTTTATCACAGACTGATAAAAGGCACAAATGACCTAAAGATTAAGTTAGTAAAATTATAAAGTATAATTTGATATATGGTCAAATCTTGACTCTATAAATTTCTTAAAAATTATACATTTCTCAAACTCTTCATCTTCTTCTAACATTCTTAATATTTTATTAAGATATCTTTCAGAGTAAATAGCAAGTCTTTCACTATAAAACTTACCAGACATAACTCGATTGTAAACATTAATTGGGTCTACAGAAACTTGACTTTTCATTTTAATTTTTATTTGTAGTATAATTTTCTTTATAAATTCTAATCACATCATCAAATTCAGTAAGTATACCAGATTTGAATTTTTCATTATCATATTTCTGTTTTAGAATGTATTCTTTAACATAATCCTCATAGTCTAATTGAATAGATATATCAATAGAATCTTCATCAACTTCAACAGACTCATTTACTTCTTCACCATCAACTAACTCTTTTGTTATATCGTCAATATATTCGACAGAAGCAAAGTTACTTTTCTCTAAAATAATTTCTAACTTTCTTCTTAATTTTCTATTAGAAACAAGTAAGTTATTAGATATAGCAATATCAATATAATCTTTAGTATCTTTTAATGATTCTAACTCTTCAACATCATCTTCATTAACAACTCTAACTTTCTTAAATACTGGAGAATATGTATTGTGTACAAACTCAATTGTATCATCTTCTAAGTTTAGAACAGTTATTCCTTTTTGGTCTCCATAATCATTTCTATCCATTTGATATAATGATCCAATAAACATAAAGTTACTATTAACTTGTCTAATATGAATATGACCTGAGAATACATTCTTATATCCTGAGAAATTCTCAACATCAATTTTATCTGGATTTCTATGAGCAACTGAGTTTAAGTGCATTCTACATCCATTAAGGTCGGAGTGACACATAAGATAATCTCCTTTGTTGGAAGATAACTCATTAATCATATCTACTCTTTTTTCAACCCAAGGCATAAGAATTAACTTCTGACCACCAACTTCTAAAGTTGTTGTTTTCTCATAAACAGTTATATTCTTATTGATATATCCATAAAGACGAACAGAGTTAACTTCATTAGAACCTTTATTCCAAAGGTCGTGGTTACCAACCATAATGTGCATTGGTAGAATATCGGAGACTTCTTTGAGTATTTTTTCTACTTTGTTAAGTACGATAATAGGTAAACTATTTCTATTATCAAACAAGTCACCTAAGTGAATAAGTATATCACCTGGTTTAGCATTTTCTTTTAAGTAAGGTATAACAAAGTTATAAAAAGTAGACTCCATCATATTTAACCATTTATCTAAATTATTAAGATAAATACCAAAATGTGTATCTGTTATCATAAAAACTCTCATCTGCACAGTTTATTTTTAATTATAGTTGGTCATTTTACTATAGTTTAGAAAAAAATCACTTTTTATAACTAATATATACACTAAGAACTAATAAATTATATAGAGACAAAAAATAATATAATATATAAGTTATAATTTGTCAGACAAATTAAATAAAAAATAATATAAAAAGATGGCATTACCACATTTTACACAGGTAAAAGGAGGAGGCTCACCAGGTGGTCCAGGTACACTTCCAGATGAAGTAGTATACCTAAACCTATTTGAGATTACTTTTATCTTACCAGTAATATTAACAGCTCAAGGAAGAGACCCAATTTTATTGTTACAAAATGCAACTAAAATTGATATGAACTTAACTGAATTCGATGTTGCTGCAAAAACACAAAGATTCAAATATTCAACTAGAATGTTTATGGCATCACCTACTAAAACAGATGGTACTCTATCTATTCCAATTCAGGTGAATGTTAACCAAAATGGTTCTCTGGAAACTTGGAATACAATGAAAGCATGGTACGATTTAGTATTTAACTCTCAAAATGGTGGTCTTCACTATAAGAGTGATATTATTGGTACTATCATTGTTAATCAACACGATAAAAAAGGTGTTGTATTAAGACGTGTTACTTTCCAAAACGTACAAATTACAAAATTAGCTGGTTACTCACTTGACTGGTCATCAAACAACATCATTGAATCTTCTCAAGCCGATTTCGTTTATGATTACTTCATTGATGAGTATATCGACCAAAACTTTGGTATTAATCCACCATTAGTAGACGGATATTAATATTTAACAATATAATTAAAAACTCACCAATGGTGGGTTTTTTTATTTTAAACTAGGAAGCATAAAAAAACCAGTATAAATACTGGTTTTAATTTTTTACATACTTGGCATATTAAAATTTCCCATATTACCCATATTTGACGCATTTTTCATCATCGAGTTGGTATCTGGCATACCTTTTTGTTGTGATTCTTCATCTTTCTTTCTATTCGATTCCTCTTCTTCCATAATTTCGTTAACTAACTTAACATTTTCTTCCAACATCCAGAATGGCCAATTATCCATAGCCCACTCTTGTGTGTGGAAATGTTTCTGTAATAGTAACTTATTCTTTAATATATGTTTCAAAGGCATCATGAATAACGAAAATACCTGACGCTCCGTTGGGAAATTGCATGTCCGTGTGGACCTCCTCACCACACTCACACACTTTCTTTAATTCTTTAATACCAAAAGTCATCTTACTAACAGCACCATTTAAGAATTGAAAAGAGATATCATCCATATCTTCAAAATCTTTTAATTTAGCTTTAATACCATCATAAGTTATTGCTGATCTACCAGCCAACATAAATGGAATAATTTTCAAGAACGATAAGTTAGGTGTTCTTTTTTCATTATTTTCTTTAACAATATAATCAGTAAATGCCTTTTGTAATCCAATGTTTGGTGGAGTTAATTCAAAAGTTTTACCATTAACGGTCTTAAAGTTATATGTTCTACTACTTTGGTTAAAGTATTTATCTAGTTTTTCATCAATTTCATGAAAGTGAAAAGTATCTCTTTTCAACTCTAAAGAGACATCAGTTGAACAACTAGGACATTTAGCCGTAACAGCTAAAGAGTTTCCTTGTTGGAAAGTTAATTCTCTAATTAAGAAAATTAAAAATAATCTATCTTGGTCTTTAATCTCCAAAAAAGATCCTAATTTTCCATCAGGAAATTTAATTCTAACACAAGACTTCAAAATGTCATTCATTTTCTCAATAATATCATAGAAGTTTTCATCATCAACCATCGAATAAGCTTGAATCTCTTTAACTTGAGCTGGTCTAATCATAAAGAGTGTACCAGTTGGATAAAATTGACCACAAGGCAATTCTCTAATATCAAAATTAAAGAAATTTAAATCATTTGTTCTTGTGTTATCAACAACAGGTTCCGCAAAAGGAATATCTGAGTTAACAGATTGTTGTTTACCAGTTTCTAAATCAGAAAGGTGTCTTTTTAAGTAGTCTTCTTCCGACATTTCCTGTTTTTGATTGTTATCTGACATATTTGTTATATTATTTTTTTATATTTTATATATTAGTTATATTATTCTCTCTATTATACTAAATAATAACAAATAAGTTTATTTAAAATAAAAAATCCCTCATTTCTGAGGGATTTTCATTGATTTTTATTTAATTCTTATGAGTTGATGAATCCACCCGCACTGATTGCTCCAGTTCTCAAGATTGTAATGTTATTTACAATAACACCCATACCCTTGATTGGTTCAACATATGTATCAAGAACACCAATTTGGTTGTCAATGATTTCAGCTGTGTTGTTTTCATCATCCATTTTATTAAAGTAGTTAAATAAACCATTCTTACTTACATAAGTTTCACAGATAACGTCTGCTCTAAGTTTAATTTCAGCTCTAATATCAGGAGTGTTAAATTTCCATTGGAAGTCTAACAACATTCTTGATAATTCTCTTTCAAGTTCAATCAATACCTCTCTAACGTGAATGTAAGAAAGTGCTGATTTATAAAGAGTTTGTCCAGTATTTTCAGTTTCGATAACGAATCCTCTGTTTCTCTTGAACACTAATGGGTTCATTTGAGCCACATTTAAGAACTCGATGTCACTTGGAGTAAAGTCCATTTCAAGACTATTGATATTTGTAATTCTACCATTAGTAACACCAGCAGCGATAGTCCAAGGAGTAACACTACCAACATTAGAAATGTGTTTTCTCATATAAGTTGTAGCTACATAAGATGCTGGTGGGAAGTCAATTGGTCTACCATTATCATTCACAACAACATAAGGTGTAAAGTAACCCACACAAGTTGTTCCAGCTCCATCTCCAAATGTGTAAAGGAAAGCTGGATTACTTTCAGGATCACCACCTTTAGCAACATACTCTAATTGTAAAACACCTTCAGTATTAACAAATGTTGGAGAAGAAGAGTTCTTAAAGCTTCTTAATGAAGGCATATTTAAGAATCCAAATGCGTCTAATCTATCCCCACAAATATCAACTAATTGTTGTTTAGATCTTTCTGTTAATCCTAATCCAAAAGAGTCAATTAAATATCTAAAGTCGATTGCTTCTTTATTTGTTAACGCTTTGAATAAAGGTGTTCCCTTTGCTACTAAGTTAAGAACTTGATTTTGTTTAGTTTCAGTTCCATCAGGTAAAGAAGCATTTCTGATTCTAAATCCTTTAAGTGAAATTGCTTTGTATGTAGTAGCATATTGGTCGATTGTTACAAATCTTGTAGTTTGTAAGTCACCACCATAGTTATAAGTAGCGATTCTAGAATCACAAGTAACCTCTGTTAATGAAGTATCACCAGCATATTGTCTTTTACTTAAAACTCTTGTTAATTTTCTTGGGAACTCACCAGTTTGTAATAAACTAGAATCATAATAAGCCTCTAAGAAATCACCAACTTTAAGTTCAGTGTATCTTGATCCATCAACTAATATTTTGTTAGGAACTTGAACATATCCAGCTGGTACCTCAATCTCTATTGTTTGAGTGAAGTTTGATTTTTCTGACTGAATATAAAAAGTGTT